CCGGCTGCAGTTGAAGCTCTTGCGCTTGAGAAAGTAGCCGCCGCAGAGGCTGCCTCTGCCGCAACAAAACCGCCAACCGTTGATGTTCCTGCAAACGGTATTGTGCCGACTGGCAATTTGACAGACGGGGCAAAGGGCCGTGGGAAGACAGATGCGGAGAGAGCTGCTGAAGCACTGGCAAGACAGAAGCAATCTGCTGATCAATTACTTGTCAGCCTCAAGCAGAAAGGACAGCTAGAGGCAGCATCCACCGACGCGCAACGACGAGAACTTGCATTGCAGTTTGAGAAAGAAAATTTGGCGACAAGGTTCCCGCTGCTGAAAGAGGAAGAGCTGGAAGGCTTGAGAAAGCAGCTGGATATTAACTACGGCATTACGGAAGAAAAGCGCAAGCAGATCGAAGCCGACAAAAAAGCAAAAGAAGCTGCAGACAAAATGAAAGCTCTTTACAAGGGAATTGGGGACACAATCACTAGCGGGATTCACGACGCGATTATGGGTGCGATTGATGGCACTAAAACGCTTGGTGAGGTTGCCAGCGGCATCCTTAAAGACATCAGCAGCCAACTGCTGAAGTTTGCTTTGGGAAGTTTCGGCGGCGGCGGCATCTTGGGCGCAATCGGCGGCATGTTTAGGGCTGACGGTGGCCCTGTTAGCGCAGGCAAGCCCTACATTGTCGGAGAGCGTGGCCCTGAGCTTTTCACGCCAAGCCGTAGCGGCACGATTATTCCTAATAACGCAATGGGTGGCAGCACTAGCATTGTGGTGAACGTCGATGCCTCAGGCTCTTCTGTTGAGGGCGATGAGGACTCAGCTTCACAACTTGGCAAGATGCTTGGCTCTGCCATTCAGGCTGAGCTAGTCAAGCAAAAACGTCCTGGCGGTCTACTTGCAACCTGATGGCCACTTTCCCTTCAATCACGCCAACTTACGGCATCCAAAAAAGCAGCGCCCCAAACTTTAAGAGGCAGCAATTCGGAGACGGATTTAGCCAGAGGCTGACGTTTGGCCTCAATCAAAACCCCAAGACTTTTAGTCTGACGTTTGAAGTGTCAGAAACAGATGCTGACACAATCGAAACGTTCTTGGATGCAAGGGCAGCAAACAACATGGAGAGCTTTGATTTCACGCCGCCAGGGGAGAGCAGCAGCTCTAAGTTTATTTGCGAAAGCTGGAGCAAGTCGATCCCGTACTTGAACCGCGCCACAATACAAGCAACCTTCGTTCAGCAATTTGAACCCTGATGGCTTACACCGCTTGGGCTGCTAGTACCGGGTTTGCCGTTGGCAATGTTCGACGTGCGTCAACGTCTCAGAACAGCGGTCTGGTTTTTGAATGCACGACTGCTGGAACATCAGGCAGTTCAGAGCCAAGTTGGCCGACAGACATCGGCAGCACGATCACTGACAATACTGTCGTATGGACAGCCATCAGCTCGGTTTATCCCGATCTGTCAGCACTTACGCCAAATGCAATTATTGAGTTGTTTGAGCTGCACTATGACAACACGCTTCACGGCAGCACAGACATTCTGCGATGGCACAGTGGAGTAAATGCAAATGTTACTGACAACATTACTTGGAACAGCAATGAATATCAGCGGCTGCCCGTAAAAGCTGAGGGCTTTGAATATACAAATAGCGGTCAACTTCCACGACCCATCCTAACTGTTTCTAATCTGACTGGGGCGGTTACAGCATTGTTGGTTGATGTCAATAAAACAACCGTAGGTAATGATTTGACAGGGGCCAAAGTCAAGCGAATCAGGACATTGAAGAAGTTTTTAGATGGCGAGTCAACCGCTGATCCATATGCAACTTTTCCAGTTGAAGAATGGTTTATTGACCGCAAAGCCCTTGAGTCGCGAGACGTTGTTAGCTTTGAGCTGGCAAGCAAGTTTGACCTGTCAAACAAGGAACTGCCAAACCGTCAGGTTGTTGCCAACATTTGCCAATGGCAATATCGCAGCTCTGAGTGCGGCTACACGGGCAGCAATTATTTTGACGTGAACAACAACACCGTTTCAACCCTGGCGCAGGATGCGTGCGGCAAGCGACTCAGCAGCTGCAAGAAACGTTTTGGCGAGAATAACGAACTGCCGTTCGGTTCATTCCCAGGAGCGGGGCTGCTTTCATGACACTGCCGCCTTCTATTAAGAGCCAGATCTTGGCTCATGCAAAAGAAGAGAGTCCCAAAGAGTGCTGTGGTTTGGTGGCTGTAGTAAAGGGCAAGCGTCGTTATTTTCCTTGCAAGAATTTGGCTGATACGCCAGACGAGCATTTTGTGCTTGATCCTGTTGACTATGCAGCCGCAGAAGACAAGGGCGAGATCGTTGCTGTAATTCACAGCCACCCAACAACAAACCACAATCCTTCGCCAGCTGATCGCGTTGCGTGCGAGCAAAGCGGTTTGCCTTGGCATATCGTCAACCCAAACACTGAGAACTGGGGCTACTGCGAGCCTGAGGGCTTTGAGTTGCCGTATGTGGGGCGTGAGTTCTCTCACGGCGTTGTGGATTGCTACAGCCTTTGCCGTGACTGGTACAAGCGAGAGCTTGGGCTAGAACTCCGGCACTACCCACGTCGAGACAAGTGGTGGGATCATGGCGAAAACCTCTACCTGGAGAACTTTGAGAAGGAAGGCTTTAGGCAAATCCCGATTGCAGAGCTGCAGCGTGGGGATGCGTTGTTAATGCAACTGGCGTCCCCGGTGCCAAACCATGCTGCGATCTACTTAGGCGACCAGCAGGTACTGCATCATGTGCAGGGCAGGCTGTCTAGCAGGGACGTTTACGGCGGGTATTATTTGAAGAACACTGCCTGCGCCTTGAGGCATGAAAGTCGTTAAGGTCTACGGCGCATTGCGCGAACTGCTGGGCAAGACTCGATTTGAGTTTGTGGCTGACACGCCTGCCCAGGCAATGCGTGCTCTGTTGGCAAATTTTCCGCATCTTGAGCGGTGGCTGATTGACAGCGAAAAAAATGGTGTTGCCTATCGCGTCACGGTAGGCAAGCAAAAAATTCACAACGACGACATGTCAGGCATGTTTGCACCGTGGAGCGAGCGAGATGTTTTCAGCATCACACCTGTTTTGATTGGTGCGGGTCGGGGTCTCGGCAGCATTTTGGTGGGCGTTGCGATTGTGGCCGCTGCAGTTTTCATCCCTGGCCTTGGTCTTGGCCTTGGCGGTGCGCTAGTGACAAAGGTTGGTTTGGTTGGTGGCGCTTTGATCTTGGGAGGAATCGCTCAAATGATTTCGCCTGTGCCAAGACCACCAAGAGAAGCATCTAAGTTGGAATCAAATAGTTTCAGCGGAATAGTCAATACAGTGCGTCAAGGCGTGCCTGTCCCAATAGCTTATGGAAGAGTGTTTGTCGGGTCGGCGGTTATTTCTGCTGGGCTTGATGTTGATCAGATTTGACCATGACTGAATCAAAATACATCGCCGGTTTTGGCGGCGGCGGCGGCGGCGGCAAAGGCGGAGGATCAAGCAGCAAAACGCCAACCGAGGCAGATGACTCGCTCCAGTCAAAACAGTTTGCGAACGTTCTTGACTTGCTCAGTGAAGGCGAGATTGAAGGGTTAGACGATGGCAACAAAAGCATTTTCTTGGACGGGACGCCGGTCGAGTCTGCAGGCAAGGAAAATTTTCAAGGGTTTACTGTTGTTACCCGAAACGGGACGCAGGGTCAAGCGTACATTCCAGGCGTTTTTAGCAATACTGAATCTGAAACAGCTGTAGGCGTTCAGGTTACAAATGCGTCTCCAGTCACACGTCAAATCACGGATTCAAACGTTGACCGTGTTCGCGTCACGCTGCAAATTCCTGCCTTGCAGGAAATTCAGGATGATGGAGACATTGTTGGGACAGCTGTAAATATCAGGATCCAAGTTCAGTACAATGGCGGCGGTTTTAACACTGTAATAACCGACAAAATTTCAGGGAAGAGTAGCGGTTCATATCAGCGAGATTACTTATTAACACTTACGGGCGCATTCCCTGTTGATATTAAGGTGCTTCGCCTTTCGGGTGACAGCAGCTCAACCAGACAACAAAACACTACTAACTGGCAAAGCTTTACTTCAATCATTGATGCCAAGCTTGCATATCCAAACAGCGCATTAGTGGGTTTGCGTTTTAATTCGGCTGAGTTTAGAAGCGTTCCCCAACGCAAGTATTTGATTCGTGGAATCAAAGTTAAAATTCCAAGCAATGCGACTGTCGATACAGATACACATATTGGAAGGATTACCTATTCCGGAGTTTGGAATGGCGAATTTAAGTCAGGCACACATTTCACTTCAGACCCTGCTTGGTGCCTCTGGGACTTGCTTACGAACGACAGGTACGGCGCTGGCATCCCTGAATCTTCGTTGGATCGGTATGATTTTTTCTCTGTGTCTCAATTCTGCAACACGCTTGTAGATGACGGCAAAGGTGGTCAGGAGCCACGTTTTAGCTGCAACCTGCTGATAAACGCGCGAAGAGAGGTTTACAACGTTATTCAGGAGATGAGCAGCATCTTCAGGGGTATCTCTTATTACGGCGCTGGTTCATTAGTCCTGCTGCAGGATAAGCCCTCCGACGCTCAATACACGCTTGGTCCGGCGAACGTTATCGACGGTGTGTTTTCTTATTCCGGTTCATCGATCCGCAGCCGTCACACATGCGCCACTGTTGCTTATCACACTTATGAAGAGCTAGGCGAAGTATCGTTTGAATATGTAGAGGATGCCGCCGCTGTTGCAAAATATGGTGTCAACAACAAAGACATAAAGGCGGTCGGATGTTATTCGCAGGGTCAGGCCAACAGACTTGGCAAGTGGACTTTGCTAAGCGAGCAAGATTTGTATGAAACATGCGATTTTGCTATCGGCATTGATTCTGGCATCGTCGTTCGGCCAGGCATGGTGGTTGATATTGCGGATCCTGTCCGAGGCGGGACACGGAGGAATGGGCGCGTTTCTTCAGCGACAACCTTGCAGATAACCGTTGACAGCAGCACCGAGCTTGCGGTCAACATGGGCAACAGTCCAACTATCTCAGTCATTCTGCCAAGCGGTTTGATTGAGACGAGAGACATTGATTCAATTAGTGGCACGACTATTAACGTCAGCACTGCATTTAGTCAGGCCCCGGCAGTTTTTGCCCCTTGGCTAATCCAAACAACTGACATCCAATCGCAACAGTTTCGAATAATTAGCGTTGCTGAAAACGAAGATGGTGTTTTTGGCGTCACAGCAATTAAATATAACGAGAGCATTTATGCTGCGGTTGAGCAGGATTTGAACTTAACTCAACGTGACATCACAAACATAACAGCCACGCCAGCTGCTGTTACCAACTTGTCGGCAACTGAGTTTTTGTATGAAGAGGGCGGAACTGTTAGGGCAGGCGTTGATATTGGCTGGTCAAGCCCTGTTAATCTTGTTGGTGATTTTGCTGTTCGTTATCGTCTTAATGACGATAATTTCCAAAAACTTGAGACTGAAACACAGTCAACGCAAATCAAGGGCTTGAAGGCTGGATCTTTAGAGGTGCAGATTACGCCGCGCAACTATTTAGGCAAGACAGGGCCTACAACTTCTCAAACATTCACGCTCGCAGGTAAAACAGCAATCCCAGGCAATGTGCAAAACCTTACGTTAGAGCCGCTTAACTACAACAGCGCACGACTCCGCTGGGACGAAACCGTCGATCTTGACGTAAAGGTCAGCGGCAAGGTGCATATTCGGCACAGCAACCTGACTGATGGCAGTGCTACATGGACTAACAGCACTGACTTGATTGCAGCCATTGCAGGCAGCGCGACTGAAGCGACTGTTCCTCTCCTAGAAGGAGAATATCTCGTCAAGTTTGAAGATGATGGACTCCGCAAAAGCGCGACAGAAGCCAGCGTTGTCGTTGATCAGCCGGTTTCGCAAACTTTCTTTGGAGTTAAAACGCAGCGTGAAGACCAAATCACGCCGACGCCATTTAGCGGGAGCAAAACCGACACCACCTACGACTCAACTTATGATGCCTTGATTCTTGACAGTGATGGCCTGACTGCGGGTACTGGTGAATACGCCTTCGCTGCCACGTTGGACTTAGAGGCCGTTTACAGCCTCGACCTGGAACGTCGGTTAGTCGCTCGCGGCATTTACCCGTCTGACACTTGGGATAGTCGGACGGCAAACATTGACACTTGGCTGGACATCGACGGCGGTGTTGTCGATCAAGTCAATGCCGAGCTGTATGTGCGAAAAACTAACGACGACCCGTCCGGCTCTCCGACTTACACCGCTTGGCAGCCTTTGGCAAACGGCATCTTAAAGGGGCGTGCATTTCAATTCAAAGCCGTCTTGACCTCGACCAACGCGGCTCAAAATATCCTTGTAGACGAGCTGGGTTACAAGGCACAGTTCTCGCAGCGCACAGAGCAGAGCACTTCAGCCATTGCAAGCGGCACATCTGCTAAAGCAGTGACGTTTGCTAATCCGTTTTTCACTGGCACCAGCAGCTTGGGCGGAGCGAACAGCGCACTGCCTACCATTGGCATCACGCCGCAAAACATGGCTACCGGGGATTTCTTTGAACTGAGCAGCATTTCCCGGACAGGTTTTACGGTGACGTTCAAGAACAGCAGCGGCGCAATTGTTGACCGCAACTTCAACTACATGGCGACAGGCTTTGGCAAGTCATAAGATGTCAGAAGCAGTGCGCTAGGGCCTTGTGGCGACTCACGACTATTCGCTAGCAGACCAAAGCGGAGCGAGCTTCCGTAGCGACCTTAACAATGCGCTGTCTGCGATTGCTTCAAACAACGGCAGCTCAACCGATCCAGCCACAACGTTTGCACACCAGTTCTATTACGACGAAGGCGATACGACGTTCAAGATTAGGAACGCCGCCAACAGTGCGTATATCAACATTAGTGCTGTCGGTGGAGCGGAGACAGCCAACTTTGGTCTTGCTCTAGCAGCCTCGCCGTCATTCACAGGAACTGCCACGTTTGCGGGCAACATCCTGATGTCAGGCACTGGAACGCTTGACCTGCCAGTCGGGACAACAGCTCAGCGTCCGGGCAGCCCAAACAACGGGATGATCCGG